ATTCTAATACACCATTTGCGTGGATCAATTCTGTTTGACCCCATATCTTACCTGCTTTCATTGATTTTTACTCCATTCTGGACTATGTTCCGATTGTTTTCTTAAACCTTTTCTATGATCTATATATGGATTTAAAAATTTATCTCTTGCCATAATATGACCATTTCTACCATCACCTTTACTTAACTGTTTATAATGTATATCTTCTTTAAAATATCTTCTTGTTTCATCAAATGTATGACAATCAGTCCAATTTTCTAAATCAAATATCTTATCTTCTTTGTATAAGTTTGTGTAATGATTAAAAAATGCTTTTGATATTAATTTGTTTTCATTAAATGCTAAAAATCCTGTTTCTGTGTATTGTTGTGGTCTATCATAAAACGATACAAAGGTATCGTCTGGTAAAAATTCATCAAACCAATCTATGGGTATAGGTTTATCAAACACACAATCTGCGTCTATAAAGAATATCTTATCACCATATTTTCTAGCAGCGTTTTGAGTAAATACTTTATATGAAAATCTAACTGCGTCTTTAAAAAAACTTTCTACTTTTTTATTTTTATGTCTTTCTATAAATTTTTTTAATTGAGGTTCTTGTTCAAATAAGTTTATAAAAGTTACGTTATCTACTTTAGGATATTGTTCTATATTGTCTTCTACAAATACATATAATGGTATCTTTTGATTTGTTGATTCATATGTTTTTAAAAGTTTGTGTGCATATTCATCAAATAGTTTTTTATTAAATGTCGTAACAAATATTTTATCCATATCTTTTCAAATCTGCTTGTACCATATCTGATATTAAACTATCTAAATTATGTTTAGGTTTCCAATTCAATTCTTTTTTTGCCTTACTAGAATCACCTACTAGTAAATCAACTTCAGCAGGTCTTACAAATTTAGGATTTATTTTTATAATATAATTTCCGTGATTATCTATAAACTCATCACCATTGTTGTAAAAATTAATTTCTAATTTATTTAAACACTTTTGTATGAAGTCTTTTATTGAATATGTTTTGCCTGTTGCAATTACATAATCCTCTGGTTTATCTTGTTGCAACATTAACCACATTGCCTCAACATAATCTTCGGCGTGTCCCCAATCTCTTTTTGAATCTAAATTACCTAACTCTACAGGTTTACCGTTCTTCAACCAATGTACTAAACCCTTTGTAATCTTTCTTGTTACAAATTCTTCGCCTCTCATAGGACTTTCGTGGTTAAATAAGATACCTGAACAAGTAAATAGATTATAACTTTCTCTATAATTAACTGTTAAGTAATGTGAATATGCCTTAGCACAACCGTATGGACTACGTGGATAAAATCTTGTTGTTTCTTTTTGTGGATTTTCTGTTACTTTACCATACATCTCACTTGTTGACGCTTGATAAAATTTAATTTGAGGATATTTGTTTCTTATAACTTCTAATATATTTAAAACACCTAAAGAGTTAGTTATCGTTGTTACTTGTGGTTGTTCAAATGATAAACCTACAAATGATTGAGCAGCAAGATTATAAAACTCGTCTGGTTGTACTTTGTCTAAAACTTTTTCTATATTGTATGGTTCACCTAAATCAATATCAACAAACTCTATTTGATCTGTAATACCTAATTCATCTAAACGCCAATATCTTTTACCAGTATTACGTCTTTGAGCGCCGTAAACTTTATATCCTTTAGATAATAATAATTTTGCTAGATAGCATCCGTCTTGTCCTGTTATGCCAGTTATAATCGCCTTTTTCATTATTTCCTTTCAAATATTAAACCTGTTTCTTTCCAAAACTCTCTTTTCATTGTAGAGATTTCTTTAGATTGTTTTGTTAAATCTTCTCTATATTTAAATCCATATCTATCAAATAGTTCTAACCAATACTCTAATGGTTCACAATTAACGTGATGATGACCTGGTTTACCTGGTTCTGAATATGTAACAAACACGTATTTACCTTTTTGCATTAATGACATCCAATTGTCTTCATATTCTTTTTCTACGTGTTCTATAAACTCACAACACCAAATCATATCAAAATCAACTTTAATATTTTCTAACTTACCTTTAGTAAAATCGTGTATTTCAAATAACTCTGGTTTTTCTCTTTTAGTAACAAAGTCACCATCAATACCTCTTGCGTCTAATCCTAATCTTCTTGCTTCATAAACCATACCACCTGGTCCACAACCAATATCTAACATTGATTTACATTTTAATACATCTCTGGCATATTCTATAAGACCTGTATCTATATGTGTTACATTGCCGTGACCACCTAAATGTTTAGGTAAACCTTTTATATTACTCATTTAACAACTCCATAATTCTAGGTAAAATAAATTCTTCATTATTAAATTCACTTAATAAAAATTCAGTAGAAGCCATTTGTTTATACCATTTTAATACTTCATCACTTTTTGCATAGTTTAGTTTTTCTATCTTTCTTAAATCTGTATTACCTAATCCTACACCAAAACTATGTTCAGTTGTAATCGTAGGTATACCTAATTCTGTTAATTCAAAGATACTTGTACTACTATCTAACACAGCACAATATATATCATCTTTCATATCAACAATTCTACTTTCACCTGTAATTACTTTGACATCTAAATTATTATAATTTAATTTACTATGTGGGTGTGCTTTAACTACAATTTTTCTGTCTGTAACTTGTTTAATCCAATGTACTGATTGTTCAACAAATTTATCTACAGGTATTGAGCTGGTTGGGTCATCTTCTAATCCTGGTAAAATTAAGATGTAACCATTTTTATTATTTTTCCATTTATGATTAAATACGTTTGTAAATTTTATATGATTTGCACTTTCGATTAATTCTAAATTTTTTTCTAATCTACCTTCTATAGGTTTACACCACTTTGTTTTACTAAACACCCAATGATTTAAACCCATTCTATAAAATCTAGGTGGTATTTGTTTGTAAAATTTATTGATATAATTACACTTCATTCTGCTAAGTGTAGCACTTTCTATATGGATAATATTTTTATTGAAATGATAGGCAAACATATTAACTAGTTCGTTTCTATGATTCATAACTGCCATTTTATGATTATCTGCATTAGGCATCCATTGTCTTTTAGTATGTTCACTACCAAACGTACCATTATTTAAAAAGAAATCACAAGTTTTCATATCATAAAAATCTTTATAATTGAAACTGTCTGTATTAGATAAATTTATAATCTCGTGTTTGTCTTTTAAGGCGTGTGTTATAGAGGTTACTGCTTTTGATTTATCAAACTGTACTATTTTCATAACCAACCTTTTGTATAAAATAACTATCTGCAATATCTGATACTGGATTACCTACTTTATCTGTATCAAAAATCTTTTTCAAGTCAATCTTTGTTTCTTTGACAAATGCCTCATACATCATATCTTTATCAGCATTGCCTTTACCTGTTGCACCTTTTTTAACTACACTAGGTACAACTGTATCGTATTGTATTTTTAATTGTTGTAATCTGTATTTTAAAATACCACAGTTTTCTGCTATTTGAAATACTGCTTGTCCTTTTGAACCAAAAGAATATCCTTCAATAAAAACTTTTAAGTTTTTTAAATCGTAACTTAATCTATTAAATGTGTTGATTGCCCAATCTGATATTTGACTAAATCTTTTTATGGGTGTGTCGTATTCTTGGTGTTCATATCCAATAATATTCTTTGCCATTTGACCAATGTATTTTTTCTTACTTGTCAAATAATAAAACATATATTCACCCTCATTATTAATACATACAGCAGGACTTGTTAAACTGTAATCAATTCCAACTATCGTCTTCGTTATCGTATCGTTCTTCGACTTCATCAACGTCATCCAATTCTACTTCGTAACCACAAAATGGACAAGTTAATGGTTCTAAATCTTGTTCTTCTATATTCCATTCTATAGAATATTTAGTATCACAATTAGAACAATGTTTTTTTGCTTTTTCTAGTTTAACTTCTAAAGTCATTATAGTTTGAATTTTTTAAACTGATCTTTTTTAACGTCTTGTTTAATACCACCAATTACATAACTTTCTATTTCTGTTTCTTGTGGTGCGTTTTGTGTTGATCTACTATTCAACCAATGTTCAACCCAAGGCAATGGATTTGTTTTTTGATCATAAGCAGGTGTTAATTGTATTGCCTTCATTCTTCTATTTGCCATATACTCTACAAATTGATGTAATAGTTTTTCTGATAAACCAATCATTGATCCTTTACTAAACAAATACGTTGCCCAACGTTTCTCTTGTTGTACAGCATCATCATACATTTGTAAAACTTCTTTTTCAGTTTCTTTAATAATCTTTGTAAAGTCTTTATCGTTTTCGTAATCTCTCCAGTTATTAATTATTCTTTGCGACATTGCAAGATGTTGACTTTCATCTCTTGCAATAAAAGATATAATCTTTGCTGAACCTTCTAGTTTTTTTAATTCACCAAATCCAAAAGAACAAGCAAATGATACATAAAATCTTAAACCTTCTAATATATTTACAGATACCATAGCAAGATATAATCTTTTCTTTAATTCATACATATCTACTTTTTTAGGATCAATTGTCCATTGATATCCCATAGATATTAAATCATCATAAGTTTTTGTTACACTTGCTGCTCTCTTTTCAATTTTCTCATCTTGTATAATTGTATCAAATACTTCACTAGGATTTGAATATAAATTTTTTATTATGTATGTGTAACTTCTACTATGAATAGTTTCCATAAAGTCCCAAGCAACAACAGCACCTTCTAATTCTGGTAATGATATGAAAGGTAAAAATGCAAGACAAGGTCCTCTACCTTGTACACTATCTAACATTGTTTGATACTTTAAATTAGATGTAAAGATAAACTTTTGTTCATCTCTTAATTCAAGGTAATCGTTTCTATCTTTTTGTAAAGATACTTCTTCAGGTCTCCAAAAATATCCTAATTGTTGTTGTGTCAGTTTATCAAAAATAGGATACTTCATTGTATCATATCTTTGTACTGCTAAATCAGGACCAAAAAACATTTGTTGTTTTGTTGCGTCTAACCCTTTATCTTTATTGAATACACTTTTTACCATTTCGTTCTATTTATTATCTTTTTAAATTGTACAGCTTTCACAAGCTTCTTCATCTTCTACTTCTTTTGGCTTGTCGTCAACTGGAGTTTCGTAATCTATTGTGTGTTGTGGTTCGTCAACATCTTTCTTTGCGTCATATGTGTTTTGATAATAAGAAGTCTTCCAACCATATTTGTATGTTGTCAATAAGTCTTGTGCCATTGCTGATACAGGTACTTGATTGTCTTCGTAATGTTCTGGATTATAAGACCAGTTGCCTGATATTGCCTGGTCAAAATACTTTTGCATAACTGCAACTACATTAATATAACCCTCATTTGATTTCATATCCCATAGTAAAGTATAATTATTTTTTAATCTTTTATATTCAGGTACGATTTGTTTTAAAGGACCTTTTTTAGATTTCTTTACTGAAAGATAATCTCTAGGTGGTTCTATGCCGTTTGTGGCATTAGAAACCACGCTAGATGATTCTGATGGCATTTGGGCCGAGAGTGTGCTATGTCGTAGGCCGTGTTCTTTTATTTCTTTCCTTAACCACTCCCAATCGTAAGTAAGTGGTCTGTTACTAATTAGTTCATCCACTTCTTTTTTGTAAGTGTCTATAGGTAAGATACCATCGGAATATTTTGTTCTATCAAAGTATTCACATTTGCCTTTTTCTTTTGCAACATCATTACTTGCCTTTAATAGATAATACTGAAATGCCTCGGTTAATTTATCAACTTGTTTCCATCCCATTTTCTGTTCATATGAATATCCTTTTTTAGCAAGATAGTGTGCAAGACCAATAAATCCTACACCTAAACTTCTTCTTGCCTTTGTAGATATTTCAGCAGCATTAATAGGATAGTTTTGATGATCTATGATTTCATCTAACGCCCTTACTGCTAAATCACACAATGGTTCTAATTCATCTCTTTTGTTTATAAGACCTACATTGATTGCACTTAAAATACATAATGCAATTTCACCTTCACCGTCTATGTGTTGTATAGGGTCAGTAGGTAGTGTAATCTCTTGGCATAAGTTTGACATATAAACTCTATCTTTAAATGATGAGTGAGTATTACAATGATCTATATTCATTATGTAAATACGACCTGTTTCAGCACGTTCTTTTAATATGTCCATAAACAATTCTTGTGCGTTAACTTTCTTTTTATTTACAGATAGTTTTCTTTCTGCCTTTAAATACAGTTCATCAAACTCTGGTGTACCCCACGCCTCATACAATTCAGGTACTTCGTGTGGTGAAAATAAAGTTATATCTTCTTCGTTAATAAATCTTTCGTAAAATAGTTTTGATATTTGAATTGAGTAATCAAGTTTTCTAACTCTATTATCTTCACTACCTTTATTGTTTTTAAGAACAATAATATCTTCTATCTCTTGGTGCCAGATCGGAAAGTGAACAGTTGCCGAACCTCCTCTAACTCCGTTTTGAGTACAGCACTTAACCGTTGCCTCAAACTTTTTAAGAAATGGTATAACTCCAGTATGTTGTACTTCTCCGCCTCGTATTCTGCTGTTGATTCCTCTAATTCTACCTGCGTTGATACCGATCCCAGCTCTTTGTGCCACATAACGCCCAACGGCCATATCGCTACTGAAAATAGAAGGTAGAGTATCGTCAACGTCAACAAGTACACAACTAGCATACTGCCTGATAGGAGTACGAACACCAGCCATAACAGGCGTTGGAATATTAATTTTAAATTGTGAAATAGCATCATAATATTTTTTAACATATGTCATTCTCTTTTGTTTAGGATATTTTGCAAATAGTGTAGCCGAAATCATCATATACATAAACTGTGGTGTTTCAAATATATCACCGTTTGATCTATCTTGTACTAGGTACTTGTCAATAACTTGTCTTAAACCAGCGTATGTAAATGTATAATCTCTTTCGTGGTTTAACCAATTCTCCATACGGTCAAAATCTTTTTTATCATACCACTTTAATATTTCAGAATCATAAACACCTTTGTCAACACAGTTTTGTACGTGTTTATAAATGTGTGGATGATCCCAAAGTTTATCTATAACTTGTTTTCTTAATGAGTATAATAGTAAACGTGAAGCAACAAATTGATAATTAGGAGTTTCTAAAGAAATTAAATCTGCAGCTGACTTGATTAAGATTTGTTGAATTTCATCTGTGGACATACCATCATAAAATTGTAGACCACTATTCATCTCTATTTGAGATGATGAAACACCTGTTATATCTTCACAGGCATACTCTACCATTTCGTGTATCTTTTCAATGTTTAAAGGTTCTTTGCCTCTATCACCACGTTTAATTACATTTATCACTTGTTCTTGTACCATCTGTCCCCCTTTAAACTTTTTTCCAATAACTTAATTTTGTCAATGCTTCTAATTCTCTAAATGTATTTTTACTTATAATAGTTTCGACTTTAGAAATGGACATTTTATTCATCACTAAATCATTTACATCTTTGAGTTGAATATCATCTGGCCAGATAACTATGTTAAAACCTTTTTCAATCACGTTATACATTCTTTTTATAATTTCTTTATTTCTCGGTTCGTTGTCAAATATATATGTAATTTTTTCATTTGAAACTTTATTATTTAAAAATAAATCTGCCCCAGCAGCAGCAAGGCAATTATCAATAAATAAACTATCAATCGGACCTTCAACGATTTTAATTTCTTTTGTAAAGTCCACTCTTTCAAGTCCATATATCTTTTGTTTGTTTTCATCTAATTTGATTGTTAGATATTTTGGTTGTTCGTTACCGAAAGCACGACCTTGAAAAGCAAATAATTTACCAGTTGTATCAAAAAACGGTATGATAAGTCTTGGATGATCTTTGTAAACTTTGTAAGTATTAGGTTTTACTTTGTTTACTAAAGTCATAAACTTATCACACAGATATAAAATATCAAAATACTTTTTAGGTATCTTTCTTTTAATACAATATAATCTAGCAGGATGATCTTCAGACAAATCAGATATAGATTTTAGATCATCTAGTATTGTTTGATCTTTAAACTTTACAGGTTTAAAATCAAACTTTGGCGTCGGTGTCGCAGGTGCCGATCCTTTGTATCTCTCTAAAATATATTGTGAATATAAACTAGGATCTACAAATTTTAAAAAATTTGCAAGGTTTTGACCTTGACCACAATTGTGGCATTTAAAGAACATATCATTTTTTATTCTGTAAATATATGCTCTTGCTTTTGTTTTAGACTTTTTAGAATCACCACAATGTGGACATCTAAAATTGTAGAGATAGTCAGTTTTCTTTTTAAACTGTTCTAATCTACTGGAAACATCATTAATAAATTTTAAATCAATATAACTCGACATAGCAATAATAGTAATATACTATATATACGCTAAAAAGTCAAGTCTAATTTGAGATCATTTGCATAATATGTAAGAAATTCTTGGATAATACCCATCCTATAACAATTGCCCCACCTAATATCAACCATCTCCACTTTTCAAGTACACCTACTCTACTACCTATGTCATTTTTTAATGACTTAATTTCAATCAGTAGTCGTTTTTCGGTCTGACTAATCTCTCTTTGTAGGTCTCTATAAACGTTGTCTATTTCATCTGCTCTGTCTTTGAGTTTATTAAATATTACTTCGTCTATTTGTTCTTGTCTTTGGATTTTTTCTTCGTGTACAGCTAACATAGATTTGATAGATGTAGAAACGTCTGTTAATTTATCTATTGCCGTATCTAAACGACCTTGAATACCATTAACATTTTCAATCTCTTGTTTGAGTGTTGCTAATTGTACTCTTATATCTGTGTTACCGTTTTCCATATGTATTCTATTTATGTGGGTAGTATAAGTTGCAATGTTTCCCTATGGGGTGTACTCCAATGTAGAGTCTTTGTACTAAATTAACTTATCAATACCCTTTAATGTATTTATTTTTATGCTGACTTTAACATTGATCTTAAATACTGTAATCTTCTTTCTTTAAATAACTTAATTAAAGTCTTTTTTCTCCTACGTAACTTTTGTTTCTTAATTTTGAGCCAATGTAAATTGAGTAAATATATTTTTCTTTTTTTATCATTTCTTATTATCCTTTTTGCGATTAGTCTTAACTTTCTTTTTTGAAGTAAAGTCATAACCCTCCATTAAGTTTGTTACTGG